GAATTCTGATAAACGAGAAGCAATGCAAGCCTCCAAATGGTTAGCTGAAAAGGGATGGGATAAACGACGTGCCGGCACTCCATCCAAAGCTGAGGTTGCTCGTGAAACTAAAATTCAAGCTAAAATTAAGCGTGAAGTAGAAACTGATTACGCGCGATTAAAACTTGTAGTAAAAAATGACTAATAAAATTGATCTGATTCGTGAAACTGCTGAAGCAGATCTGATTTCTTTCATTCAACTTGTGGCACCAAAACGTGTTTTAGGTAATATTCATAGAGAATTAATCGAATGGATGATGCGACAAAATGCAAAAACGCATCAATTAATTCTATTACCAAGAGCGCATCAGAAGTCGACTTTGATTGCTTATAGAGTTGCATGGTGGATTACTAGAAATCCTGATACTACGGTTTTATACCTATCAGCAACAGCAAATCTCGCAGAAAAACAATTAAAAACTATCAAGGATATATTAACTTCACCTATCTATAGACGCTATTGGCCTGAGATGGTTTGTAAAGAGGAAGGTAAGCGAGAAAAATGGACGACAACTGAAATTATTGTAGATCATCCTAAGCGAAAGATAGAGGGTGTTCGTGATTCAACAATTTTTACAGGCGGATTAACTACCTCTCTCACGGGATTTCATTGTGATGTGGCTGTTCTTGATGACGTTGTAGTTCAAGAGAATGCCTATACCGCTGAAGGACGCAGCAAGGTAAATACACAATATTCACTGTTGTCTTCTATTGAAAATCCTGATGCCCAAGAATGGACTGTCGGAACACGTTATCATCCGAAAGATCTATACAACAGTCTACTAAACATGGCACAAGATGTCTATGATAAAGACGGAGAGATTGTATCAAGTATTCCGGTTTATGAAATATTTGAGAGACAGGTAGAAGATCAGGGAGACGGTGGTGGCCAGTTCATATGGCCACGGCAACAGAGACATGACGGGAAATGGTTTGGATTTAATGCTTCGATCCTATCTAAGAAGCGTGCGCAATATTTAGATAAAACACAGTTTAGGGCGCAGTATTATAATGATCCGCATGATAGAGGATCTGGCGCAATCAAGCCTGAAGATTTTCAATATTACGATAAAAAGTTTTTAGATAATGAAGCAGGACTATGGTATTTTAATAACAATAGATTAAATATTTTTGCTGCGATTGATTTCGCTTTTAGTAGAAAGAAGAGGGCTGATTATACTGCGCTTGTTATTGTCGGGATAGACGCAAAAAATAGTATTTATATCTTAGATATTGATAGATTTAAATCAGATAGAATTTCGGATTATTTTGCTGCTATTAAACGAACATATGAGAAATGGGGATATACTAAATTACGCGCAGAAATTACTGTTGCGCAACAGGCAATCGTTCGCGAGTTAAAGGAGCAATATATTAAAGCTAACGGGTTATCCTTAAAAGTAGATGAATATCGTCCGAACAGAAATGAGGGTACTAAAGAAGAAAGAATATCTTCGACACTAGAACCGCGATATAGTAATCATGCTATATATCATTATCGTGGAGGTAATTGTGAGATACTTGAAGATGAATTAATATCACGACATCCTGCTCACGATGATTGTAAGGATGCACTAACAGCTGCTATAGATGTTGCTATAGCACCTAAATTTGCACTCTCTCGAAATAAAAGTATTGATAATGTTATATATCATACACGTTTCGGAGGCGTGGCATATTAATAAGGAAAATATTTAAATGACAGGTAAAGTCGTTGATTTGAGGATGCTCAGTGAGGGTGATGTATTAGCTGAAAGTGTTGCTGAATTATTTAATGATTGGAATAGCCAAAGAGCATTTTGGCTAGATGAACAGAGTGAGAAAAGAAATTTCTTATTTGCTACAGACACTACTAAAACATCTAACAGTACGTTGCCATGGAAAAATAGCACGACACTTCCTAAATTAACACAGATTAGAGATAATCTCCACGCCAATTATATGGCCGCTTTATTTCCTAATGATCAATGGTTAAAATGGGAAGCATACACACAAGATGCTGCACTAAAAGAGAAGAGAGACGCAATAGAAGCATATATGAGTAACAAAGTTCGTGAGAGTAGTCTACAGGAAACAGCGTCAAAACTTGTTTATGATTATATCGATTACGGAAACGCTATTTGTGAGATTATTTTCGTTAATGAAACAAAAGAAGATATTGAAACGGGTGAATTAATTCCCGGATATATCGGACCAAAGCTTATTAGAATTTCTCCTTTAGATATTGTTTTTAATCCGACAGCACCTAGTTTTGAAGAGACACCTAAAATTAGAAGAATCGTTAAATCTTTTGGTGAGCTTTTATTAGAACGCCAAGAGAATCCTGAAGCTGGGTGGATTGATGAAGCTTTAAAGAAATCACAACATATTCGTAATATGGCTGGAAGTTTTACAGCAGATGATTTTGATAAAGCAGAAGGTTATATTATAGATGGTTTTGGTTCTCTTAAACAATATTATCAATCAAATTTTGTAGAAATTCTCGAGTTAACAGGGGATATTTATGATCCTGATACAGAAACTTTTTTAAAAGATCATGTAATTACAATAATTGATCGAAGATTTGTTGTTCGTAAACAAAAGACGCCAACATGGTTATCTAAAGGAACTATGTATCATGTAGGTTGGAGAGGTAGGCCAGATAATTTATACGCTATGGGTCCATTAGATAATCTTGTAGGAATGCAATACCGAATAGATCATTTAGAAAATTTAAAAGCGGACGTATTTGATTTTATCGCATTTCCGCCGTTAAAGATTATCGGAGAAGTTAAAGAGTTTGTCTGGGCACCGGGCGCAGAAATTCATATTGATGAAGGCGGTGATGTTCAGATGCTTCGACCTGATGCTACCGCTTTGAATGCAGATTTTCAAATTAATCTCTTACAGCAACAGATGGAAGAATTTGCAGGTGCGCCGAAAGAAGCTATGGGTATTCGTACTCCCGGTGAAAAGACAGCATTTGAGGTTCAATCTTTACAAAACGCAGCGGGTAGGATCTTTCAAGAAAAGATTATAAATTTTGAAATGATGCTTGAAAAAGCACTTAATGCTATGTTGGAAGTAGCGCGAAGGAATTTTGAAGGTTCTGATACGGTACGTGTTTTAGATGATGATCTTGGTGTTGAACAATTTATCAAGATAACTAAAGATGATATTACAGCATCAGGTAAACTTCGTCCTATTGGTGCTCGACACTTTGCGGTTCAAGCACAGTTGATTCAAAATCTAACAGGCATCTTTAATAGCTCTTTAGGTCAGGTCATTGCACCACATATCAGTACTAAAAAATTAGCGCGCCTTGTAGAGAGTTTATTTAAGGTAGAGCGTTTTGAATTAGTTGAAGATAATATAGGTATCATTGAACAATTAGAAACACAAGGAATTATCCAACAAGGTGGAGAAGATCTGGAAGTTGAAAGGACTGTTGATGAAACGCTTCAGCAAGACACTACTGAAATATTGTAAATCAAAAGAAGAAGAAGATAGATTACGAATAGAGTTACAAGATAAACCGCTTTCATTGAAAATTTTAGTTTCGCTCTTACAAGAACAATTAACTATTAAAGAAAAAGAAAGACTCAAAAATAAATATTATGATAGTACGGGTTGGGGATACAGGCAAGCAGATTATAATGGCGAAATAAGAATTTTAAATTTTTTACTTGACATGTTTAAATAAATAGTATATAATATAAGTATACTATAGAGAATTAATGGAGAACTATAGATGGCTGACCAAGCTGAAACTATTTTAAAGAATACTCAGGAGACCCCTGACACAATTGAAGTTACTAAACCAGAAGATAATACAGAATTAACAACCATTAAAACTCAATTATCTTCAATACTAAATCAAGAAGGAAATCAAAAGTATTCTACTGTTGAAGATGCACTTAAATCTATTCCGTTTGCTACCACGCATATTTCAAAACTTGAACAGGAGAATGCAGAATTAACAACGAAGCTAAACCAAGCACAAACTGTTAAAGATATCCTTGATGAAATCTCGGTTCAACGAACTCCTTCAGAGGAACCAACTGTACAAGGGTTAGATGAATCTCGTGTTGCAGAAATTGTTAGTCAACAATTAACTGTGACAGAACAACAACGCTTAATTCAGGTAAATCAAGCTGCTGCTGCTGCGGCGTTGCAAGCACATTTTGGGGATGTTCAGACTGCTGAAAAGAAATATATTGCTAAAGCAGAAGAACTCGGTATCTCCGTACAATTTCTAAACGATGTTGCTGCAAAATCGCCTAAAGCACTTTTAAATTTATTTGATATCACAGCTGTTGAAAAACAGGAAATACCAGAAAAAATTCAAGACTCTGGAATTACTCCTGTTGAAATACAAGATGAAACTAAACCCAAATCTGTTATGTGGGGCGCTAGTCACAGTGATCTTAAAGAGGCATGGCGGGCGGCGCGACCAAAACAAGATTAAACATAAGGAGTTCTGATAATGGCTCAGACTACTACAAATACAAGTGCTTTTATTGAAGCAGAACAATTTTCTACACTTATCCTCACGAATCTTCAAGATGGTTTTCTTCCGAGTGTCTTCTTTCGTAATGTAAGCGACTTCGGTTCTGGAACAACCTTGTTCATTAAGAATATCGGCTCGGCGCAGATTCAAGATGTCGAGGAAGATGTTCCTCTGGTCTATAATGCGATTGATACTGGTACAGTGACGTTGACTATTACCGATTACATTGGTGATGCTTGGTTTGTTACTGATAAACTAAGACAAGATGGGGCACAGATTGAAGCCCTAATGGCCGCGCGTAGTGTTGAAGCTGCACGTGCTATTCAGGAATTTACGGAAACACGTTTTCTAGCCACGGCTGAAGCTGCGCAGGTAGCAGACGCCGCTAATTCAGTCAACG